GCCTGAGATTGCAGCCAGTCTGCCTTCGGTCTTTCCGCTCCATTTGGGGTGTAACGCGTCTTCAGGCGGTTAGGCGGAGTCGTTGTGACCTTCGCGTCAAACAGTTTGTCTTCAACTTCAACCGGCGGCTCTGGTTCAGGCGGCACTTCTTCATCCAGCCCGAAGTAGGCACGCAACTCTTCCAGCGTGCCATTGAAGCGGTTGGTGTCTACGTAATGACTTACCACGCCGACCGCGCTTCCACTGCCGCGTTCGGCGGTCTGGTGAATGAGCCAATTCGTCACGCCATTCGGCAGTGCGGGAGGTGGTGTTTTTTCTGGCGTGTAAAGCGGATAAGGCAGGGGATAGCGATAGCCCGCTAACCACCAATCTGCATTAATGAGTCGCGGGTCTTCAATAAGCATATTTTCGTTGACCCAGCTTGCACGCGAATAAAGGATCGGATACCTGCCAGTCACTTCCTTTATGCGCTCCATCATAATGAGCACTCTGTTTGAGACTTCTGCTTTTGACAGTCCGTGTCCGCTGCGTTCAAGGTCGAGCGCCAATCGGTCGTGCCGCCAATCAACACCGGCTCTTGTTACTGTGTCGATTAGATGATTTACTTGACGCAACGGGTCTTCTGAAAGATAGATATAGCCGTACGCACCACGATTATGCCCTGCCAGTCCTTGCCAATTTTGAACAAACTTCGGGTCGACGTAACCCCACGACTCTGTGGCTTTCACAAATACAAACGATGTATTCGCCTTCATCTTGGCAAAGTTGATTACCCCCTGCCATTTTGAAACGTCCGCGCCAAACGGTAATTCGCTCATTTTTTCTTGCCCTTCTTGATCTTAGATTTATATGGCATGGTAGGCTTCATGCTGTCCTCATGCTAAATATGTAAATGGTTGTAGATGTAATGCTTTGCGCCCTGAAGCTGTCCAAGCTGCTTGATAATACTGTTTGTAGCATGTTGCGATTGTGCCATTAATGTCAATATAACCCGTTGGTGCGGTAGAAATAGAACCTTTATCAATAGGGTATCCAAACGCAGTGACAGGTTGACTGTCATAAGCTGAAACGGGCAATGTGAACGTCAGCCCAGTAGTATTAGAATCATTACCATCAATCCGGTTATATGTAGCTACGTAAACACAATTGCCAATCATTTTAAATTCCAGCGTGGCGGTTTTGGGGTTCGTTGTATATCCAGTAATGGTTGTAGTGTATTGAAATACTCTCGGAAATCCGATCGCCGTGTCGGGCGTATTGGTATAGCTGACTGCCGAAATTGTTGCATTCGCCAGCGTGTAATCCGAACCGCCTGTGATAGTCAGCAGGGCGTTCTCCACTTTGACAATGTAGAAATACTTGACGGTCGAGGACTGGGTCAACCGAATGCCCATGCCGACTTTGTAAATCGAAGCTGCCCCACTTGGCACGGTGATGGTTGTTGCGGTCTTATAAGTCCATGTGCCGGAGACGGGTATCCAGCCATCTTTGTAAGATAATGGCACATAATCGGAATCGTGGTCATGCCCTGCGGTTGCAAATGCAGTCGAATCTTTTCCATCCAGTTTGTCACTGTCGGCAGCCTTTGCAGAGATACCAAGATAGTCGGAATCGTGGTCATGCCCTGCGGTTGCAAATGCAGTCGAATCTTTTCCATCCAGCTTGTCACTATCGGCAGCTTTGGCAGTTGCAAGCAGGTATTGCGGATGGTCGTTATCTCCCAGCCCACTAAGCGCGCCGTGATCGGTTATTACAACTGGCCGCTCTTTTACCTGCAGCCGTTCTACTTCCCGCTCCAGCCGCTTCAGCCGTTCAATGATTTTCTCGTCGAAATCGCTCACAATTCGCCTCGCAGCTTGATGTCCAATTGTTCGCCGCCGTCCTGGTCTACCCTTACCCTCACGCTCCCCACATGGCAGTCCACATGGTAGCCAAACGCCTCCGTGCTCAATATGTCACCAAACTGATAGTGAATGTTATATTGCATTCCAGGCGTGTCATGCAGCTTGCCAGTCAACACTTGACGTGGGCGGAATTCATCCAGCGCGGCGTCGCCATCCGCCTCAAGCGCGGCGGTGGTAGAATCGTCCCGGCTGTCTTTGAAGTACTCGCGCCTGTTCCACTTGCTTGCGTTCATTCTGGAAGTATTAGAACGGGTGACTAATGTCCGCGCGGCATCTTCCCCTTGCCCGGCAACTAACACCACATTGCGCTCATCAGCATGATACGTGCCGAATGCAGCCTCACTCAAGTTGCCATATTGCCTGCCAACTAAGCGCGGATCACCAGAGGCGCGCCCGTGATTTTGTCCACGTTGCCCCGTGTAAGTCCTAAATTCAAATTGTCCCGGCGCGGTTCTAACCACGTCAAAGCCAAGCCAAATGTCGTTCTTTTCCTGCGCTACTTCGCAGATTTCTTGAAGCACGGCAAGCACATTTCGATATGCAAAGTCCTTTGCAATGGCAGCCCCGCCCGCACCCAAGTCCGGCGCGCAAGTTAGTTTTGTTCGTGAAGCTACGCCAGAAGATACGCCTAATTGTTCTTTTACAATTGCCTTCAGCATATCGTCCGGCTTGCCCGTTTTACTTGCCGCCGCACTTCCAGAATAAGCCCAAACAATCGCCGTGTCCAATAGCCAGTTCGCGTCAAAGGCTACAAGGCGGATATACTCCGCGCCATCGCTATCCGTCCAGAATTTCCAGTCTTGCAAAAAGTAGGCGGTTTCGTTCTGGAGCTCCAGTGTACCATTCTTTTCCCGCCATATTTCGAATATGTCGCCGACTGCGAATTGATCGTACTGCATCAGCCCGCGCGGCAAGTTAACTACCAGCGTGCCAATCGCGTTCTGGGTCTTGACGTACTCAAGGCTGTTAAACGCCTGAATTACACCTTTTCTAACGCCCTCGTGCGTATACCAGACTAATTCGTATCTCATAACAGCGCTCCATCCAGCCCCCAGAACTTCGGTGTCCAAACGATGGATGCTTTGGTATTGGCATCCGTGCCATCCATCCATAACGAGATATAATTCACGCCCGGACTTACATAGAAATCGCCATAATCACTTCCCGGGATGATATAGCGCATCAGGTTGCCCCTGCCAGCCCATCCGCTTCTGAAGCTGAGGTTGAGCGGGTCGAAGTTCAAGCTGATCCATTCGCCGGGTTGCAGCGTTAGCCCGTCAAAAGCGACGCTTTTCCCAGTGCGATAGTTTGTGATCATTTTGAGCGTACCCGGTCCGGTGACGCTGATAACCGGATGCGTATTCGCGCTTGCCGACGCCACGTTCAGGTTGAGCGCAACTATGCCGGTCTTGGCGTTCGGCGTTCCGGCTGTGCCAGCGGTTGAGAACCCCCCACCGATGTATAAAGAGCCGTCTGAGGCGGGAAGGATTGCAAGAACCCACGCCGCTCCCGGCAGGTCAATATCCAGCGGCTGCCATGCGCCGTTAGCCCAGACAGCAACTCGGTCTGTCAAACTAAGTCCGCCAGCGGTGGTAAAGGCGCCTAATGCATAGAGTTTACCTGCACTTTCAAAAAGGCCATAAACTGTGTCATTTGTCCCCGTGCCCAATGACTCCCATCTGCTGCCAGTCCACTTTGCAATATTGTCGGCGTTAGCGATTCCGCCTGCATTTATAAAATCGCCACCAATATATAAGTTACCTTGTTTATCGAAAGCGAGCGCCCTGACCGCCGCGCCAATATCTGTATTAGTGCCAACAGCCGAAAATGCCGTTCCATTCCATTTACATAAATAGGGATATCCGGCGTTAGTAAATCCACCGCCGATATACAATTCTCCATTGGGCGCAAAAGCAAATGCATATACGTGATTGTTTAGCCCCGTAGACAAAGCAGACCATGTTGTGCCGTCCCAGCGCGCTATGTTAGTTGTGTTTGCCACACTTGATACCGTTCCAAAATTTCCAACAATATATAAACTTCCACCCGGTGCAATTTCTAAATCAATTACAAGGGCCGACCCCCCGTCAACGCCGGTATTCAAAGCTTCTGCCTGAGCCGTTCCAGAATACAGGCTTGTAATTTTAGCTATCTTATTCACCGTCACAGCGCCAATGGCAGTGAAAAAACCACCTATATATAAATCTCCATTAGCGTCAAATTTCATACATTGGACATAAGAAGATATTCCAGCAATTACTGCTTCCCAATTTTCTGTAACCGGATTCCAACGCGCCAGATAGTCTGCGTTTGTTACTCCACCAGCATTTGTAAAATTACCACCCACATAAACCTTGCCGTCTGGGCCTTCCGCCATGCAGCTAACAAAGCCATTCAGCCCCGTAATCAGGCTCGTGCCATTCGTGCCGTCCCACGTGCACCAATTCCCGTCCTTGTCGCGCTTGACGATGTGCTCCGCCGGAAAGTTGGCGTACAGGTCAAGCTCCTTGCCTTCGTTGTAAGCGCCTTGCAACAATCCGCTCGGAACGACGAAATTCAGCACGGCGCGTTGGTGGTTGGGCAGGTCGGGAGTGTCCACAAGGGAGGCGGACAGTGGCACGCAAACGATGTCCACCGGCTGAGTAGCCTCGTCCCCGTTCGCTGCAAAGCCCTGATACCTGATAATGCGCTGTTCGTGCCCTCTGTAACTGCCCGGCATATTGATGCCAAATTGCTCCCTGACAGACAAGTTGCTCAATAAGTCAGGGCGCAGCATGTCAATAACCGCTTTCCGGTTGGTCTCAATCTCGCCTAACGTGTCACCGATGAAGTCCACCACGATCGAGAAGTTGCGGCTCTTACGAATGTGCGTTTGGTACATATCGCCGCCGGAAGTCATCTTGGTCAATATCTGATTCCAGTCGCCGTGACCTAAGCCGGTCACTTGAACAACCTTACAATAAGTGTCAAGGTCGACCAACTCCCCACCCAAGCCGGTATTGGCAGAGCGGATAGATGCGCTGCTTCTAATTGCGCCTTCCCATTTGCAACCATCACCATAGCCGTGAATGAATGTGGTAGCCTTGCTTTCCTGCTCAAACTGGACGCCGTCAACGTAGAATGGCAAAGTAGAACTGACCGCATCTCTGGTAATTTGCACTCTGTAATTAGTTACACTTTCAGTTGCTGATAAAGTAACCTCCATCCTTTGCCAATAGCCAGTGGCGGTAAAAGTTTTGGTTGCTCTGGCTGTACCCGTAGAAGTGGCAATAACAATGCGCATCCGTTGACCAGCAACGCCTTTTACGTCACAGCTAAATGTATATTTAAGACCGCTGGTTACTTTCAACCCGCGATTGTAATAAGCAGAACTTGCAACGCCAGTTGCTGTTTTCACTTTCATTGAGCGAGCGCCCCATCGCGCGTAATCACCAGTCAATTCTATCGTTACTCCAGCGCCGCTTGCAGTCCAATAACTAATTCCTTGCGGTGTTGCAAAGGTAGGATTCCAAAGCTCATTTCTGCCAGCCTTCGGCTTCACTACCCAGAACTTCTTTTGTGCCAATACAGGTGCTGTCATGCCCAAGCCTCCATCAATTCAAACGCGGTTCTCACGTCCGCCGGATTGCTGCTCGTTGGCATCGTGAGGTTGTAGACGTTTCCGCCGCTGGTACTGCTGGTTGTTATCCCGCTCAAGGCTTTCGCTATCGCCTTGCCGATCGCCTCGGGGTCTATTGCCGATTCGCCGCCGTATAGCGCGCGCGCCAGAGCCCGCTCCGCGTCCGCCCTAGACAACACGAACCCATCCACACTCGGAATAAACAGCTCGCCGCGGTAGCCGTATTCCTGCCAGGTGTAGGGGTTGCCTCCCGTGACCGCGCCGCCAACGGCACGCGGCACTGCTACGTTCGCTCTGTAGTTGACGGTGCCAAACAGTGTCGGCGGTCTATACCCCCTGACCGCGCCGTCGTCGACTTCGTATTTCACCCTTGCGGGTTTGTCACCGAACTGGAACGCCTCGATTGCTCTCAGTCTTGTCATCACTTCTTCTGTGTTTGCAGTAACTGTCAATTCCTTACCTTCTGGCAGGTTGCTTATTTTGTCATCAAGGTCGGCTATCAGCGCGTTATACTGCCTCTGGGAGATCATCCCAGAATCAAGCATTTGTTTATAAACATTAGTTTGTTTCGTGGCAGCAACTGTGTTTTTGTCAACAAGCCCCATTGCCTCAGCAAGTCTATACGCCCCCTCAGAGCTCAAGCCTTCGGACGCGATCTTGAACAGAAGCGATGAGGTGTATCTCTGCATTGCCGCGTTAGCGTCATTTGTCGCGTCTCTCACTGATTCGGTCGCGGACGCCGCGCTCTCGCTCTCAGCCGCCATCAATGCAAGTTGCGCCTGCCCCATCTGCACTGCTTCGGTGTAGGTGATAACACCGTCTGAGGTGTAGCCAATTGTTTGATAGAGATATTCCTGCGCTTTTGCTAATTGTTCTGTAGTAACAGCACCCATCCCACTGTGAATGCCGATGTCACGCAGCATGGCGTTGTATTCTTTTCCTGAGATAACGCCCGCTTTTTGCAGGTCTTTCAAATCACCTATAACATCGCCGAATTGCTGTCCGACTTGAACATTCTCAGTCATGTGGTCGGCAAGCGAAGTCAGCACCGGCGCTAATCCGTCCAAAGCATCAGCCGTAGTTAGTTTGATCGCATCGCCCAGGTTCTTGAACGCCGATTCCATCGTCTGAATTTGTCCAGCCGAAGTTCCAGCTTTACTTCCAACTTTTTCTATTTGTTCTTCGGCTTGCTGGAGAAACGCTTCGGAAAACGCGTCCTGGGCACTCATGCCAGAATCTGTGAGGGCTTTTACCTTCTCGTCAAAGCCAGCCACGCTCACGCCTAACGCGTCAAACCGCATTGTGGTCTGATTCGTCAGCGTCAAGACGAGTTGGTTCATATTCATACCCAACGCGCCGGCAACAGTAGTAAGTCTTATAACCTCTTCGCTGGTGTCTGCCAACCCCAAAGCCATTAGATCGCTTGCGGAGCTCATTAACTCTGAGTCACTAATCATCCCGCTCGTTGCTTCTTTTAGCTCGCCAAGCAGAACATCGGCGGTCGTTCCAGCCGCTTCAGCTAATCGGTCAAACCTGCTTGCCGCATACTCAAGCTCCGCCCCCTCTTTTATGCCATCGTAAACTTCTTTTACCGCAAGCCCAACAGCGGCAAGAGCGCCAGCAGCCGCAGCCGCCGTGCCCATCATGCTCTTTAGTTTATCGCCGAAGCCGCCGACGGCTGGCGTAGCGTCTTTACTTTCAGATTTAACGCCCTGAATATCCTTCTTGACTTGATCTATGTCTTTAGAAGCCTTATTCATTGCGCTAATAATGACGCGTATATCAGGCATATTCTTTCCTCAATTTCTCAACTTGGTCTACAATGTCCCACACGTCTTCATGCTCGCGTTTCCACTTTGCCGCCTTACCAGGTTTATTGCCTTCGCGCTTATACAACTTCACCGCTTCATAGATGTTCTGCACTTGCCGCATTTTACGCAACAAGCCGGCGGGTTGATCCATCACGCCCCCACTATAAGGCAATGCGCGGTAGTTCTCGCAACTAAGCGCAAGCTCCAACAATGGCGGCATGTCCGTAATCGTTCCATCGGCATAATCAGCGGCGGCGATTAGGATAAAGGGTCGACGCGCGTTACCTCAGCGACAACCTTAGTAATGCAGTTCGATATCCAGATAATCTGAGACGGCTTGGCCGTGTCTACATCTTCAACCTTCCATGCGGGCTCAACCAGAAAGCCGCGTTTTATAGCACTTCTAACGGTCATGCCGCGCCATACAGACAGGGGCTCATTAAGCAGCCCCTTTACGTCAATTTGAAAGTCTTCCAGTTGCTTCTGGGTTAGTTCTGAAACAACGCACTTGCCAAACTTTTCGTGTTCGAATTCCATATCAGCCTCTATAACGTAGCCAGAGCAGATTTAGTCTCGATGGACAGCCAGTTAGATGCGGTCGGGTTATACACGCCGTCCAGCACCAGATCGTAAGTCATCAAGCCGTTCTTATCCTGAAACAGCTCCGGCGCCTGCATCGAATGACCGGCAAAGTCAATCGTCATCGAGCGCAAGGTCGTGGTCGCTCCAACGGTATAGATGATGCGAACGCGCTTTTCCAAGATTGTGTTGGCAGCCGCAAGCATGGCAATCAGATAATCGTCGGTGGACGCGTTCAGCTCCAGTGACAGTTTCAATTGCCCGCTCCATTTGTTATCGTAGGAGGCACTCGGTGTGCATTCACCCAGGAAGTTGTGGTATTCGCGGTTAGCATTGATGCTCAATTCCCATGAGAACGCGCTTGAAGCCAACGCGGTAAAAGTGGAGCTACTCCAATCTGCTAATTTGACCGAAGCCATGCAGCCACTTAGCCTTGTGCCAGTGGTAACATCCTGGAGCGTAGCAAGTGCGCCCTCTTTTACTTTACCGCCCATTAGTGACGCCCCCACGCTCACGCCGGAGTTGGCAGCGCCGCTCAAGGTCAGGCTGGTAACAGTTGCGTCCTGCATCTGCCAGACCTCGTCGGCCTGCCCAAATTGCAGCGTTGCGGGGCGCGGAGTAATGGCACTGGTGGTCGGCGCGCTATAAGTGCGCGTGTAAGGGTTAGCCGAGCCTGAAGGTGTGACCGTGCCGAATAGCATTTCCAACCAGTAGTTCAATTCCTCAAAGTCGGTATCGCTCGTTTCAGCAGTTGCGCTCGAGAGATAGCGATCCAACGTGGTCTGATGGGTTGGGGCAAGCGTGCCGCGCATCTGGTCAAGCGCGCGCGTCTCAAACTCAGGGCGTAATTTGAAGCTCGACACGTTCTGAAGCTTGCGGGTTGCCGTTCCATTCGCCGTGCCAAACCCGGACTGCCAGCCAAGTTGTAATACATTGTGTGCGTTAAGCATCCTTCACCTCTTTTTCGATTTTGTATAAGCCCGCTTTGAGCGCGGCTTTTGTCAGCTCCTCGGGGAACTGTTTCCATTCATCCGCGTCCAAGTCGCGCGCTGGCAGTCCCACGAAGTAGCCACCACCCTGATAAATATATTTCTTATCCACTGACTACCTCCAAAATCTGTAATAAACATAGCACGCCGGCATAGAAGCGTCCCGATCCTCGCGGCCACTCGTATTCACCCGGCGTAATTGACACGCTCTGCAGAGTCGTGTTGGCATAGGGGCATTTTCCCCACGTCCGCATTCCATCCAAGTATTTACCAGAATATTCAACCAGCTTCGGCGCAAACTCACGCAAGCCCAATCCCTGTTCGGATGGTTGCCAAAGCATCAAGTCGGTTATCTGCCAGTTGATCGACATAGCGGTTCCAATTGCAATGTGCATGCCCTCACGCCCCTCTCCTGGCATCGTTGCAACCGGCAATAGTAACCGGCATGGCAATTGCGCGGTAGTAATAGACTCCGGCAATTCGTCCAGATCGTAGGCATAAGGAATAACTCCACTTGCCATGCTAATAGACAAATCCGAGAGAGACGAATAAACATTTGTAATTGCGCTCATACTATCCGCCTCTTATACCGGTCTAATACCCGTGTCACATCCGCCGGCAAAGCGGACGGCATAATCGTTACCCCATCCCCTGTTATCATCGGGCGGTCAATGTCAGCGCTGGTGTCCTTCTGGCGATAAAGAAACGCCGCGAGCCTGATACAGGCATGAATGATGTCAGCCGGAGCGGTTGCGGAATAACCCCATGTGCCCTCTACACTGATCTCGCTGTCACTATCTGAGAAGTTCCACGACTTATTTTCATCCAAGCGGATCAGCCACTTCGGGCTATCGTTGCGCGGAAACAGGCGATAGCTGCCAGATGGTATTTCAACTGAATCTCCGTTGGTCAATTTAGTGACGGTCAGCAGATCTTCGCCATAAAGCAGCAGATCTTGCCCGTCAATTGAGTCTGAAGTGAAGAGCTTCGTCGCGGTGGTAGCCTCAAAGTTGCGTCCGGTGTAAGCGTCAATCAGCCCTTCCGCGCGGTCAATCAGGTCACTAAGCAGATTGTCATCCACCACCGTCGATGCAATGCCCAAATAGTCTTTTACTTGTACGGAAGTTGCGTATGCCATGTTACTTGACCGCCTTCACCTTTGACGTGGCTTTGTTGCCCACGATCTTGATCGCCGGTTCGTCTTCAATCAGAGCGATATAGCGCGCCCTGAGAAAAGCATCAACCGATTCGTCAGGCAACTCCGCAATTCCTGGCTCAAACTCAACCGCCTTATGGTCAATCTCAAACCGGAACGGAACCAGTATCTTTACTGCTTTCATAGTTACTCCAATCAGGCGCGCAAAATGTAAAGCGTTACCACGCCGCCTTTAGCGTCGCCAGCGTTAGCGATTTTCAAGGTCAAAACGTTTGACCTCACATAAAGCACTTTCGTCGGGTCGGTGATATGCACGGCTGCAGCGTTGGACGCGTTTGCGCCTTCACCGCTTAGGATATCGAATCCATCCGCGTCTTCAATGGTCACGTCGTAAGCGTCGGTTGGTTGGGTTGTGCTGGAATCCGGGCTAATAATTGCCCTGACAATCTTGCCGCAATACCAGCCGGAGGCAGCTGAACTAACCACGCCCAAATCAGTGCACAACCAGTCCCAACTCACTTTCTGAATCGGGTACTCGATTGCGTCCTGTGTAATCGTTACAACTTGAGGTGTTGCCATTTATTCTCACTTTCAGGGGTCTTGGGGCGGAACTGAGTCCGCCCCTTCATAGCCCCCAACTAATTAGAGGATGATCGCCTGAGTAGCGGCGGTCTTCGGGTACGTTCCCGAACCTTCGTACAATACGGCAATTGCACCAACGGTCACATTGGCAGTACCGCAAGCGGCAACTGCTTTCTGGAACGGTTTGGCAGGATTTACGGGCATGTCGATCGCGTAGACCTTACTTGCGCCGGTTGCGGCTTTAATTTGAGTTAATTTCGCTCCAGTTACATCGGCGGCAGTCGCCATGCCAGTAGCCGAATCTTCCTGCACCTTGTAATCAAAAGTGCCGTTTGCGGTCATTGCGCCAACATTGATAATGTGACAGACGCGGTCAAAACCGGTACAGTCAATCTCAGTCTCGGTCAGCGCTGTGTCCGAAGTCACAGGCGCAACCGATTGGACAATTTTTGTTCTTCCTAATAGGTTCATTTTATTGTCCTTTCAGGATTATGCCTGTAGCAGGTATTTGAACGCGAGGGTCTGAAGGACAGCACCGCCGAAGCGCTGCTTCACAAACAAACCAACTTGCCCACTAGCCTGGTACAAGTAGGGATTGCGGCTCAAAGTCACGCCCTGCCGTTCGGCGAATGCGTACATTGAGAAGTCACCAAAGACGACGGATTTTTGTCCGGTGGCGACGCCGCCCATGTCGGGAGCGATATAAGCGGGATAGCTCATAAAATCGCCGCCAGCAGGAGTGTTGATAAACTGGAACGGATTGCCAGTCAACCCTTGCAGGTAGAACTTGGTCGCGCCCTTCATCAGGAAGCCGGAGCTTGAATTGTGATAGGGTGATTCAACCTTACCCATCATCGCGATCAACTCTGCGGCAGTAATAGCGGTAGCAGAGGCGGTAGTAATGCCCGAAGCGGTTGCCCCAGTCACGATACCTTGCGGCTCGTTAGTGCCAGTACCAATTGAGCAGTAGTAGTTTTCGGCAGCGGCAGAAGCGCGTGCCACAACGGAAGCAATGTAGGCTTCCAAGCCAACAGCGTCGCCATCCAACATTTCTTCCGAGACTTTGATCATCTTGGTGAACTTGTGGATAGTCAGCGCAACCTGCCCGAACACCGGCTCGTTTTCGTTGTAGGCGGCTTCTTCAGCGGTCACAACTAACCTGGTGCCAGCGGTGGCTTCGGTTGGAATGAGAATGCGGTCGTGGTTGGTCACCAAGCGGGTGACAGGTGCTTTGCGAACAAACGACAATTCCTGTCGCTGCTCAACAATGCGATTGTAGAAATCATCAGGCACAGCATAACCGCCTTCATCATCGGTCTGCCCCTGCCAAGCGCCCTTGAGTTCCAGATCGTTGCCCTTGAAACCGCGAGGATTGTCGCCTTGCGCCCAAGCCAGCATTGCTTTGATAAACGAGGGCGATTCCTTTGCCGCTTTGACGGTTGGAACGCCCTTGACCTCGCCGGGAGCTGCCTTCAGCTCTTCCAGCAAGGATTTCTTCATGGATTCAAATTCTGCTTTGATATCCACTTTTGGCTCTTCAGCCTTTACTTCTTCGACGATTTTCTCTTCGTCCATTTTTTCCTCCATTGGAAATTGTGAAATTGAAAGTTCAGTTTTGGCTTCAATCTCGTCCTCAACCGCATCCACTGTCGCAATGACCTCTGGGATTGCCTCCGTGATAGACTCGCTTTTCGCCTCGATGACAGCCAAATCGTTGGCCGGTTTTCGCCATTCGTTTATGTCAAATAATGCCAACTCGCCAACAGGCCATACGTCAATCAGCCCGCCCGCGCTTTTCCGTACCAGGTGGTTCACCGCCCCGCTCGATGCGCGCAACTTCTCAACGCCCGCGTCCAGTAAGCGCTTTGCCAGCGGCTCGCTCTCGTCCAGCATCGGCTCGAACCAATGCCCGCGTGAGTCTTTGCCGGAATAGACCGCCCTGCCAATCAGAGCCGGTTTTTCCTGCTTCTTTCCCGGCTCTTCCGGGTCAAAGCCATGATAGTAAGTGAGATTGACGTAATCGCCGGATTTCAGCCAGATTTCGGTCTGCTCATGAAACGCCTCGCCGTCCGCGTCACGCCCCTTCATATGCCCGCCATAAGGTAAGCCCAACACGCGCCAGCCCGGGTCCACGTACTCCGAGTCCGCCTTCATGCGCTTTTCAGCATCCACTTCCATCGGCTCAATGAGCGTGTCTGGCACTTGTATTTTGATTGCTAATTTATCCGGCATTCTTCACCTCTCGTTCAAACGCGTTTGTAATATTCTTGATGATCTCAGGACGCTTCACGTCCAGCGCGCCCTTTTCAGTAACCCACCCGCTCCACTTATGCCGCGTTACCTGACTATCCCAGCCCTGCACCATGTCGGCATAACTCATATTATTTTCGACAGTCGAAGTGAAGCCGTCCAGGCTGCTGCTAACCGCCCAACTATTTGCCAGCTTGCGCGTGCGCTTGTAAGGTACGCTAATTTCGCCGCTCTTCATCTTCGCGAAGAACGCCCGCCGCACTCTGTCGTTGGTCTTGATCAGCGGATTAGGCGAGTAGACTTTGCTCGGATACTTCCGCAAATAGCGCTGCAACATTACACCCTGCTGCGCTATTACCGCGCGCACATGATTGAACTTCGCCAGCGTGTTCAGCTTTGCGATCAACTCGTCCGCGCCCTCAACTGTGATAGTGAACGCCATTACTCACTCACCTTCGGAAACTCCCAGCCAACCCCACACCTGCATCTTGGATGCGCCGGTGGGTAATCGCCGCTGTTCAAAATCGGCTTCTCATTGCGCGGCGCACAGATAGGGCAAACACGCTCGTCATTTGCCGTCATCCAGATCGGGATCATGCGCTGCCCCGTCTCTCGCTCCAACTGTTCTACATACGCGCGCTCGCCTTCAACTACCGCCCGCGTCGTCTCGGTCACAGCAATCATCTCAGCCCTAACCGGTGAGTAGTACGGTTGCAAACGCTGACTGATCTCGCGGATAGTCAAGCCCTGTTCGTAGCCTTGCCCGATGATTTCGCCGACTTGCCGCGCGTTTGCCAGCATTTCGGCGGTTATGTCCTGCCTATTGCGCCACATTTCACGCAATATACTTTCCGTGTGTGACCGCGCCCAATTGACCGCTTGATGATTGATGTTATCCAAGCTCACGCCGATGCCAACGGTCAGCATGACATTCGTTGCCTGTGTTAGATAAACGTCTAACAGCACCGGCTCCACGTCCTTCTGGATTGACCGCCAGCCGTTCTGCCAGTATTCGTAAGGTACGTTGCTCAAGTTAGGCGGGTCGCCCAAATAGTCCAGCAACTTGCCGAGTTCAGCACGCAGGTCACGGCTCAATACCCGTGCCAGCTTGCGTTCAATCTCGTCGCGGTTTACGAAGTCCATTACGCCCTCGCCTCTTCCATTATCGGCAACCTGTAATGCGCGATCCGCTTCTCTGCAATCTCGACATATTCAGCCTCACGCTCAATGCCGATAAAATCGCGCCCTTCCAACTCGCACGCTATGCCAGTAGTACCACTTCCCATGAACGGGTCGAGTACAACCCCGCCGGTCGGTGTCTTGGTCAACCGTACAAGGTAGCGCATAAGGGCGATAGGTTTGACAGTGGGGTGAAAATTAGTATCAGCCCTTGCACCTCTATTTCGTGGATTGTTACCACCGACAGAACCCTCTTTGCGAGTTTCGTCTACCCACTTTTCCTCCATCCCATCCAGCCCAGCATTGCGTTCTGCGCGTGAGGCTTTAGCGCAGTAGAAAAAGCGCGCGGCTGAACCGGACGATGCTTCACAAGCGTGCCCTGTTTTTAATCCCCACGCTCCCGACTCATTCTCAAAACGACCCAACTTGAAATCATCACCGCCAGCACGCGCCCCACTTGTCGTCATCGGAAACACTTCCAGCACCTCGTCCGAACCGTCGTGAATAAGATTTGCCGGGAAACGACCTGCGGCATTCAGCGTGTCACCGGCATGTCCGCCACTTCCAAACATTGAATTTTCACCACGATTTGATAGGCTTGGGTTCGGTCTATGGTTAGTATCGCAATCATCAACCTCCACCCTGCCCCCGTCAATCCACAAGCCAGCCACGCCCCAAGTCAGCGCGTTGTTGACATACGTGCCGTCAATCGGCTTCATCGCCACGACAATCGGCTCGTGCGCGGGCTTGAGCGCAGTGCCCCAGCCGTCCCAGCCGGAGTTGCCTTTGGTGACGTTAGGAAGCCCGTCAAGTGGTTGACCGCCAAAACAAAACTTACGCCCTTTTCCGCCGCTTGTATTTTCTGGTGATTGATACTTTCCAACCACTTCCCTTTCCGCCCCAGCCTGCTTGTCAATCCCCTTGCCGATGTCGTATGATTTCGGGAAGCCGCTTCCGTATACCCACTCGACCATGTCCCTGATTTCAAAGCCGGCATCCTCAATCGCGCAAACCATGCGGTGATAAGTGCGCGTGCCACCAAATGCGAGTAATAGCGCTCCAGGCTTCAACACGCGGTAAACAGCCTGCCATGTTTCAGGTTGAAAGGCAATGCCAGACGAATCCCATTTCTTACCCATGAAGCCTAACTCATAAGGCGGGTCGGTTATGCATGTGTCAATGCTATTCTCTGGTAAGCCAGCCAGAACTTCGAGACAATCGCCGGTATAGATCACGGATACCCTCGCCATGCGATAACGGAGTCGAAGAGGTGACGAACATCATCAACCGTCTTCACACCCTCAAGCGCGCCACTGATCGCCCCGTGTAAAGCAGGGTCAATCCGGCTCGTTTCAAACTCCCTAATCGGCTTACCTTCCTTGACGCGCTTCTCGGCGAACTTCTGCCACTTGCGCAACTCTTCGTCCTGCGGCTCCATGCCACCGTCACGCCGCTCGTCCAGTTGGCCTTGATGCGTGTTCAGCATAGCAGCTTGTTCGTCTGACAGCTCGTAGCCAGCCAACTCAAGCGCCACTTCAATCGGCAAGCCGGCATTTACCAGCTTGTTCAGCAGGTCGGCTCGGTCATTCTCGTCTTCCTGGAAGATGTCCAATTCGTTGAACTTGAACTCAAGCCGCAAGCCGTCACGTTCCAGCAATTGCGCGTTCAAAGCGTCTTCAAACAGGCGCGCTCTTGGCTTGATCGTGTCTTCGTAGAACGCCAGCCGGTCTTCCTGCGCCGTTGCGTAGTTCGCCGCCTCGCTGTCAAGCAATGTCTGTTTGATGCCAAACGCCATTGCAATATTGTCCTTCGCAATCTCATTCAATTCTGTAAATGCCAAGTCTTTCAGCGGCGGCGTGAGAGTTGTGGCTGTAATTGAACCTGCCCGCATTCCAACAACACGAAAGGCGTTCTTAATTGCCGTTGCTGACCTTTTGAACCAATTCTGAACGCGCTCAATTTCGTTCCGGTCATTCGTGTCAATGCCTAAAAGCGTTACCGGCATCGCCCCGCCCTCAAAATACATCTCAGGAAACTTGCTTATCGCATACAACAGCTTCGCATCTATCTTGGAAGCAATACCAGCACCTACGCCCGGCAATATATCCTGTGACGGGTCATACTCGCTGATGTAAACCATCTCGTACTTGCCAGCGTTCAAGTCGTTAGCCCAGCTTGCCCCGCTGCTATTCTGCTTGAATGTGATAATGCCCTTATCATACTTCACCGTCATGTCAAACGGATTCCGGTATCTTACATCCTTACGGTAGCCTGATTTGTTTTTAATGATTTCACCAAACGCCGCACCTGATAATAAGCATGAAGCTTCCCAGCGCCACAGCAATTCACCCAGATTGGTCGGATACGGCCACTCGACTTCTTTATCTTCGCCCTTGTAGATTTTCACCGGAACGCTCGCAAGCGCATCGCATCTTAACTGCACCGCCCTAAAGAATATCGGCACGCGCTTATATAATGTCGCAACGGAGTCTGGCACGCCATCACTGGTGAGCGTCTCAACCCATCCGGGAACGTTTGTTATCGTCTTGTAAGTGTCTGCCATCCCGCCTCCGCTATTCCTCTAACCACAATATTGTACCACCGCTGTTCGCCCCATACCACGCAATTGCCAAACTCATCACACAGTCATCATTCATCCCGTCCGGTGCAGAATAACTAAACCCGCCCGATGCATTGCGCTTGCTCTCAAAGCTCAATAGCTCACCGATAAGCACAGGATAATTAAGAATCCTGATTTGCCCATTTTCAAATGCTGCTTGCAAGTTCTGAATGATAGATTGCTTCGTTGCCGAAGTCGTTGTAAACGGGATAATATTCAGCCCGCGTGTCACCAGCTCGTCAATAACTGGTCTGCCAATGCTATTGCTCTCAACCACCATTGAAGTCAAATGATAGCGGTGATAAATGGCTTCTAAGCGGTCAATTAGCACCGGATAATCCACGCGGTTGAACCGGTCGAGATAAACCATCTCTTTTGATTCTGCATCCAGCACCGATACAACTGTAAAGTCAACCGAAGCCGCAACGTCAACACCTGCAATGTACTGCCTGCCTTCTTCATACTCTTTTGGCTCTAAAACAGCAGCCTCTTGCACCCGCCTGAATACGCCGCCAGCATCATCGATAAACTCTGCTAAGTATTCCTGCCTGAATATCATCTCAGGCAAATCCCGCTTTGCCGCCTCGATTTCGCCCTTGTCAATGAACGGGTTGCTCTCGGTTGGATAAGTCCACGACTGCCAGCCTTGTTCTTCATTGATGCCGCGTTGGTAGTTTTCCCAGAACCAATTGCGCCCTTTCGGAGTTGAGATAAACAGCGCCTTGCCCTGCCGGTCTGATAACGCCGGTCTAATTGCTTCCGTCCACGCCTCTCGTTGCATAAACGCGCACTCGTCCATCACCACGAAGTCCAGCCCCTCGCCGCGTAATGAGTCGGGATTGTCCGCTGATCTAACAGCCACAAATCCGCCGCCTGGTAGCGTGACCATCCTATCCACCAGCCTGACCTCTGCATTCGGTATCTGCCTCGCAATTTGCCGCAATGGTCGCCATCCAACCTCGCTCGTCTTGTAACTTGGACTTACCCACCACGCGCGCCCGCCTTTGCTCGCCGCGTCCAAACACTCATTGACTCCCAGCCGCGTCTTGCCCCATCGCCGTCCAGCCGACAGCACCTTGAAGCGTGCATCGCTGTTATGGACTTCAAGCTGCCCTGG